CCACTTGTGGCGATTATGGCCTCGACCGACGCCTGTGCGCTGGACGCACCTCGGGCTTTGACCCCAAAGGGGCCGAAAGTCGGTTGGTTTCGGTCGATTGCCATAGGCCCACCTTGGCACCGATGGCGACAGCTCCGCGTAACGTCGTGGTCCTGGCCGAGAGAGAAAAAATCCTTTGTTTTCAAAAGGATACCACCATTTTCATGGGTAAAAATTCCGTCTTGACAGGGGATGGTCCCCCAAATGTCCGGGGTAGAATTTGCCAATTTCCTAAGCCACAGGACAAGAAAAAGGCCTCCGAAGAGGCCTTTTTACTTAGAAAAACGCATAATTTTGACTTATTCGCTCTCGCGTATCAAGATTGACACCTGAACTTGCCAGTAATTGGGTCCACCCACTCAACAAAGCTGCAACTGCATGCCTCGAACTCGACGTCGGTCTGGTCGATCAGGAGAAAGTCCCACTCAGGGCAGAAATGAAGAAAACCGCCAGCGAGAGCGTGATCCTCAAGCTCAAAGTGAGCTCCGTTCTCGAGCTCCCAGATCCGGTTATGACCCAACCCGCTAGGCACCGGTCGGCACCACAACCTTGAGCCCGAGCACCTTGTCCCGGGTCACCTTCATCTCGTCCTGATAGTCGACGACCTTGTGACCGAGCCCCTCGAGCATCGCCTTGAACCGCTCATAGGTGACGCCGTACCCGCGAGAGACGTCCTTCATGTAGAAGATGTACTGGTCGAACACCGTCCGCCCGTCGGCGACCGAGTCTTCGCACGGCCGCACGCGCTCGCAGCTCTGCAGGAACGCCGCCACGGAGTTATTACTCCTCAATACGAGGTTCTCGAGCCGCTTGTGCGAAGCCGGCAGTGTGTATTCCTTCTTGTCGAGAAGGCGCCGCAGGCCCTCAACCACCCACGCGGCAATTGCCTCGCGCTCCTCGGCGATCACGACCTCGGCAAAGTTCAAAACTCTTTCAGAATCGTCGATTTTTCTCGAAAATTCGAAGATGATCCATCGCCGGATGAAGCCATCCGACGTGTCCCTCGACCGCGGCAGGTGGTTCGACGCGAACCAGTGCGCCGCCACCGGCTTGAACACGAAGCCATCCTTGCCCTTCAGCTCGGAGCGTTGCGGCTCGCCGCACACCACGCCCTTGAAGCGTTCGCCGGAGATCATCGCGTCCTCGGGGAGCTCACCGCAGACGTTCAGCACCTTGCCCACGAGATCACTGAGCCCGAAGCGCTCACCCCACTGGTGTGGTGGCAGCGCACCGACCGCATTGGCTGGCATCATCGACTGCAGGATTTCGAGCACCTGTGACTTGCCGGTCTTGCCGGGGCCATAGAGCAGGATCGCGCGCTGGTATTCGGGCGCGATGCCGAACATCGTCGCCGCCATCACCTCCTGCAGCGCCTTGACCTTGTCGTCGTAGTCGGGATCGTCGCCCCACGCTTGCTCGAGCATCCCCAGGAAGCGATGGCATTCATGCCGCCGCGCCGGGACATAGTTGAAGGGCAGGGTGAAAGTCTTGCCGAACAGCGGCGAGTGCTCGTGCAGCTTGCCGTTGACGTCAAGGAAACCGTTGGCGAAGTTGACGCCGAGCTCGGGATTCTCCTCGAGCGGCTTGCCGACGAGGAAGCCGATCGCGCGGACCAGCGCAACATAGTCGTTGTGGCGTCGGGCCAGCGTATTGCCCTTCACCCGCTCGGCGATGTGGCGGTAGATGTCACCATCGTCGAGAACCCCGAAGCACGACCCGTTCCACTGCCAGAACCGCCCCTGGTCGTGGCGCAGCTCGCCGCCGCGTTCCATGCTCTCGATCACCTGACGGGCGATCGCTTCATGATCTTCGGCGAGCTCGTCTCCACCGGCACCACCGCGAGCATCCTTGAACATCTTCTTGATCGCCGTCCGCGCCATCTTGGCGCCGCGGCCGAGAGCGTTCTCGATGTGCGGGATGAGGGTGTCGAACTCGAACTCATCGAACTGCTCGTCGCGCGCGACGCTCTCGACCACCTCGCGCACCTTTTGCAGCGCCCAGCGATCGTCCTTGGGTTTCAGCGACACCTGCTCCGAGAGCCACTCCCTTGCCCTCACAAAGTCCCAGCGCTCCGCCTTGTTCTTCTCGGCAATCGCCGCGATCGTGGGGTGGGCCCGAAGCTCGTCGGTGAGCCCGCCGTCCCAACCTTCGGGCAGGGTGCGGCCACCCTCGATGTCCCGGAGCAGGAACTCGAGGAGTTTGGCGATGCCCTTCTGCGGGTCCATGTCGTCCCCGGCCACGCTGGCGGTGAAGTTGCGGACCCAGTGCTCCATGTGCTGGAGCGCCTCGAGCAGCGTCGGCGAGAAGTTCTTGTCGAGCCCGAACACACAGCGCGAGAGATAACCGGCGTGGCGCACCAGCTGGATATCGCGCTCACCAGCGGGAACGACGTCCAGCGGCTTGGAGCGCCCCTCGTGGGACAGCATCACGCCCTTGACGCCGAGCGCGGCCCGCAACCGGTCTTCGATGTCGACGCCGAGGCTCGGAATCTGGTCCATCACCTCCCACAGGTTGCAGTTCGCCTTGTACGGCTTGCCGGTGTCGGGGTGGATCGAGGGCGGCAGGACGAGCTGGTTCCCCAGACCGAGGAACTCGCAGATCATCCCCTCGTCGCTGCGGATCTTGAAGTTCTTCTGGCCCTGCCATTTGAACACCAGCGCACAGCCCTTGGCGCCGACACGCCGCCACGGCGTCGCCGGAAGGCAATCCTCGATCGCCTTGACGAGCGCGTCGTCCACCGTATCGATGTCGATCGCGCACAGCCCGCTCGCGGGGCCGAACGGAAGGCCGATGTTCGAGCGCGGATGCTCGGCCAGCCAGTGTTCGCGCACCGCGGCTGACGGCATGTTGCTGCCGTAAGCGGTCCATTCGCTGAGGAGCGGGGCCTTGCTCTTGACCTTGAGCGGCATCGCCGGGATGCCGGCTTCCCAGTAAAGGGGGGCGAATTCGCGGAAAATCTGCGTCATTTAATCCTCGCCGTCACCACGCCGAAGCAGTTGCAGTAGTAGTGGAAGGTCTCGAGCCAGACGGTCGTGCCGTCGTCGAGCTGGACGGGAACGAGGGCAAAGCCCACCTTCCAGCCCTCAAGCGGGTTGGTTTTCCACCTCACCGGAACACCTCCAGCCGCTTGAGAAATTCGTCGCGCATCTCTTCGGGGACGAGGTCGTCGAGGATGCCGATGACGGTCTGCTGAAACTCAGCCACCTTGCGGGCGCTGGCGAACCGCTCACGGACTGACACCAGCTTTTCGAGCAACGTCGTCTGGGTCTTGATGATCTGAAGCTTGGTGGTGGTGTCGAGCGCCCTCATCTCGCCCTCGGCGGTCTTGCCGAGTTCCCTCAGCTCCTTCAGCAACTCCTTGGCCTCGGTCTCGAGCTCGGCCGCGTCGGTGTCGCTGAGCACACCCTTGGCTTTCGGACCGGGGGTGCCGCGGGAGGGCTTTTCGACCACCACCTCCTTCTCGACCACGATCTCGATCGGCTCGAACATCCGTTCGAGCAGCTCGACTGTGTCCTTGTCGTAGGGACAGGCGGGGCGGCGCAGAAAACCGGGCTCGGCATCGCACGTCACCTTGAGAGCGGCGAGGCTTTGCAGCACGCCGAGACGAAGCGTCGGGTAGTTGTCCATGACCACCCTAAGACCCCTCGGCCGAAATTTTTGCCAGCCAACTTTTTGAAGTGACTCAGTCACTTGTAAGCCACAGCCGACCCTTTGCCCCGATCACCCAGCGGGTCATCGCCCGCGAGGATGTTCGAAGAGCTCTACCAGACGATCAAGCAGCGGTACGGCGCCGGCGCCTCGACCCAGTCGATGAGCGAATGGATCTCCAACAACACCAGCATCAAGCGCGGCGTGCCGTTCTCATTCACCGGCTACGAGTTCCAGCGCGCGATCATCGACGACATGCACCCCGATCTGTCAGTGATCAAATGCTCGCAGGTCGGCCTCACCGAAGTGCAGTTGCGGAAATACCTGGGGCTTCTAACAAGAAATGACAGTATTTCTGGAATTTTTACGCTGCCCAACGAAGATATGTTCAAGCGTGTCTACAAGACGCGCCTCAAGCCGATCCTCGATCGCGACGACGTCTTCAATCCGCCGATGGACAACAAGCCGATCCGCTCGACGGGCCTCGTTCAGATCCGCGACTCCTTCGGGTACATCACCGGTTGCGGCGAGGACGACGCGACCTCAATCCCGGCCGACTTCCTCATGCACGACGAGCTCGACCTGTCCCCCGAGGACATGATCGGCCTCTACCAGTCGCGCATGCAGAACTCGCAGATGCGGATAACCCAAAAATTCAGCACTCCTACGTTTCTCGGCTACGGCATCGACAAGAGCTACCGCCTCTCGGACCAGCGCGAGTACATGGTCCGCTGCCCGGCCTGCAATCATTGGCAGGTGCCGCTGTTCAACCCGAAGTTCGTCCACTGCCCCGAGTTCGACGAGCTCGAGTCCAAGGAGTTCACCGATCTCACCGCCGAGATCATCGCGACGATGGATCTCGAGGAGACCTACGTCCAGTGCGAGAAGTGCCAGCGCCGGCTCGACCTCTCCGATGCTTCACAGCGCGAGTGGGTCGCAGCCCACCCCGGTCGAACGACCTTCCGCGGCTATTACGTGCGGCCGTTCTCCGCCGGCCGGCTGACCCCGTCGTACATCTTCAGCCAGCTCGCCAAGTATCTGACGCAGGGATATCTGCGCGGCTTCTACAACACCGTGCTCGGCCAGCCGTTCAACTCCGCCGACGCCCAGGTCCAGCGCGAAGACGTCGAGGCCTGCATGAAGGGCGGGGAGATCCCGAACGTCTCCAACGACACCCCCGTCTATCTCGGCATCGACGTCGGCTTTCAGTGCTACCTCACCCTGTCCTACGACGATGAGCAGGGCACCCCGCACTGGATCCTGTTCGAGCAGGTTCCCTACTCGCAGCTCGAGACGCGCATCGCCCAGCTGCGCAAGGTTTACAACGTCGTGCAGGGTGGCATCGACCGCTTCCCGTTCACGCCGACCGCGGATGCCCTGCGTGATTTCACCCAAGGGGTGATCATGCCCATCCAGTGGCGCGGCTCTGCGACGCTGCAGCCGCACAAGGACGAGCTCGGCGTCCTCACCCATTACTCAGCCAACCCGACGCTGACCTTCGATCGAATGCTCGCCACAATCTCCCAAAGGAAGATGGTGATCGGCGGTTACACACATTTGAGGGAGACGGTCATTGCTCACCTCTGCGACATGGTGCGCGATGAGAGCCCCGACGCGATGGCAGAGGCGAAGTGGAAGAAGACCAGCGGCAACGACCACTTCTTCCACTCGATGGCTTTCAATATTTTGAGCCGGAGGATCTGCGAACACATGTACCAGACGCACAGCGGGATCACCGCGACGACCTCCCTCGTCAGTGGCTTCGACATCGCGGCTCACACCAAGGGGCACCTGCTCGGTAGCGCCAAGCGCGTCTCGAGGCTCGGATGATCAATCCGGTCAAGCTCATCCTGCCCAAGGGCAAGGGCGTGAAGGGTGGCAAGAGCTACACCTCGACCTTCAACCCGAAGCAGCCGCTGCTTCGGTTGCCGACCTATCGCGATCACCTGACGGCGCTTTACGACTCCCGGCTGAGTACGGACTCGCGCGAGTTGCTCAACGCCGCGGTCAATCACGATCCCGATGTCTCGGCCGCGGTTCACGCCTACCTGTCGATCGCCGGCAGTGCCGACCTCGTCATCTACGCCTACGACGCCAACGACCAGCTTGACGCCGAGGGCATCAAGCTCGGCCGGCAGCTGCTGACGCAGATCACCACGACCTACGATTATTCGCTCGGGCACTCGAGCAAGCCGTCGCTGTCGAGCCTGACGCAGAACCTGCGCTTCTACATGCTCCTGCGCGGCATGGTGTCGGCCGAGCTGGTGTTCGACAAGACCATGATCCCGGCCGAGCTGCGGCTGTCAGACCCGGCCAGTCTCACCTGGAAGGAGACCAAGGCCGGTGTGTTCGGTCCGGTGCAGAAACCGCGCGGCGCCAACGTCGAGATCGACCTCAACATCCCGACCTTTTTCGTTAGCCGATTCCACCAGAACCCGACCGACGTCTACAGCTTCTCGCCGTTTGTCTCGTCGATCAACACGATCGCCGCGCGGCAGGAGGTCATCAACGAGCTCTACCGGATCATGCGCGTCGTCGGCTATCCGCGGCTCGACTTCGAGGTGCTCGAGGAAGTCATCATGACGAACGCACCGGTGACGGTGCGCAACAACCCGGAGAAGCTGCGCGAGTTCGTCGAGAACGAGATCGCCAAGATCGGTGTGCAGCTGCAGAACATCCGCTCCGATCAGGCACTGGTCCACAGCTCCGCGGTCAAGGCCAAGGTCATCAACGACAAGAACCCCGGCGCCGGCATGCAGGTCGAGGACGTGGTCAAGGTGCTCGACGCGCAGAACCAGGCCGCACTCAAAGTCATGCCGGCGGTAGTCGGCAAGGCCGACGGCGGGCAGGTGGCCGGCACCGAGGCGCGGCTGTTCGCGCTCGGTTGTGACAGCCTCAATCGTTCGATCTGCGATGTCCTGACGCAAGCACTGACTCTGGCCGCGCGTCTTGCCGGTTATCAGGGTCGCGTCGAGGCGTGCTTCCGCCCGGTCGAGCTTCGCCCCGAGCTCGAGCTCGAGCCGCAGAAGGTGATGAAATCGGCTCGGCTCAAGCAGGATCTGTCGGCTGGTTTGATCACCGATAATGAATACCACCTTGAGATGTACGGCCGGCCGGCACCAGAAGGCTCGCCGGAGCTATCGGGCACGAATTTCCTCGCACAGCAGGCAGGAGCAGCCAACGTCGATGTCACGAGTGTCACGCCGAACCAGGACACGCATGGACGCTCGCTCGCTCCCGAAGGCGGGAAATCAGCGAAGTCCAACCGATCGGCCGCGTCCAAGCTCACCTTCGAGCTCGAGCTCTGAAGCCACCGCCCCGGTGGAGCCGTGATTTCCTAGAACCACCGCAGCACGGCGGGTGAAAGGCTGGGTTCCCAAGGAGCTCAGCGTGAAAACCATCCCCGAACTCGTCGATGAAAATGGCGACATCCAGCTGCACGGCCGGCAGGGGGCGGTGATCCCGATCAATTTCACGAACGACGACGGCACGCCGCGCGACATGACCGGCGTGAGCGTCGTGTTCGAATGCGGGCCCGGCGTGAACATCCCGCTGACCGCGGGGGCGACGGATGACGAGATGTTGCTCACGCTGACGAACGCCAACGTCAAGGCGATCGAGGCGCAGAGCAATCGGCAGTTCGTTCTCCTTGAGAACGCGACAACACCACACTGGATGGGCACCGTCTACCTCTACGGGTGGGTGGAATGAAGCCGACGGGCGTCACCCTGAGCCCGGGTCGTATCCGGCTGACGATCGGGGGTCAGCAACTGACGTCGATCACCTACATCCCGCCGAAGGTAACCAAGAAAAAGGTCATCAGCGAGATCCCGCTGCCACCGGTGCTCAATGTCCTGACGCTCAGCGCGAACATTATCGCCGAAGCATCCGGAGCCGGTGCCATCGTTGGGGCTATCCAGAACACAACCGCTGGGTCAACCGTGACTCTGACAGGCGGGGACGGGTGCTTCACCACCAGTCTTGTCAGCGACGTCTGGTATCTCGTCACGACCGCGACGAAGACGGACTACGAGACCAAGACGAGCCACAGCGTCGATCTCACCGAGGATCTCGACGGAACGATCAAGACCACGGCCGGGCTCGTCATCAACGTCTCGAATGTGTTCGAGGCGCCAAACCTCGCCATCCTCAGTCTCTCTTCGTCCAGCTTCACACTCGGAGTTCCCGCTTCGGGAACGATCGACGGTGCCACCGCCGGTAGCACCATCACCGCCACTGGTGCCCCTGCGGGTCTCATCATCGACGGCAGTGCCCGCACTTGGTCATGGAGCGGGTCGGGCGCTGAGAGCAGCGGAAATCTCGATCTCGACGAGAGCCTCGCCGACAGCGCTAACAGCCCGCGCAAGTCTACCGTTGGCTGGGCGATCCTGGCCGCGGCGCCGGTGCTTGCCACTCTGGCGCTTTCGGCCAATTCGGTCACCGAAAACTCGCCGACCGACACCGTCATCGGCGATATTCTCAATCTCACCTCCGGATCCACTCCGAGCCTGTCGGACGACGCGGGCGGACGCTTCAAGGTGGCTCAGATTGCAGGTGTTTGGAAGATCGCGGTCGCGACTGTTCTGACCGATTATGAAGCCGCGACCTCGCACCCGATCACGATTGTCGAGACGTTGGCGGGCGCAACCGGAAGCCCCAAGTCAACCACGCTGACGATCGG